TTAGAAGATAATGAAGTAATGGGTGTTAATACTAAAAAAAGCATTACTAACCTAATTTATAGACTAAACGATATGCTAACAAAGCAGGGATATGTTGGAACTAATTAGAGAAATTGGTTTTGAAAACTTGTTTGCTGCTATTGTTTTAATATTAATTATAACTTGGAATAAAATATGAATAAACGTGAGTTCTGGGAGATGTTTGGATTTGTATTCTTTGCAATATCTGTATCGTCAAGCATAATATTAGCATATTGGTTTATTAATTGATTATGTTAAAGCCAGATAAAAATGATACATTGATCGGTTGTTTGCAAATAATAAGTAATTATTTTATTATACAAGAATTTTCTGGTAGTAAAATTTCATTGTATGAAAAAACAATTTATAATAGTTTAAAAAAACTTATAAAAGCAAAAAAGAAAAATGACTAAAGAATCTTTATCAGAAAAACTTGGACAAAGTGTTTTTGCTGAAAAGTTAAGATTGGCTTTAAAAGAAGCTGAACTTAAAAAAGAAAAACAAAAACTGGAGAAGGCAAATGAAAAAGAAGTTCAAAAAGGATAAGTATTACGCATCAGTAATACTAAAAGATTTAATTGATAATGCAAGATGGGAGACACTGATAGAATATATTCTATTAGCTTGGAAAAATTCTCCAAGTCAATTAAAGAAAAGAGAAATACTTAATGCAATAACTATTGAGTATCTAAACAAAAACAACAAGGGGAAAACAAATGAAAAAACTAATATTGTTAGGTTTGATTCTAAACTTAACTAATTGTGCTTATAAGCCAATAGTAGATACAAAAGGCAGAACTGGAACTTGGAACGAAAGTAGAGCTGCTGAACTTACTGACGATATTCAACACTGCACAAAATTAGCAGAAGATAATACTAACAAAGCTGTTGAAGCAGGAAAAGGGTTTTATAATTTCTTTATAAGACCACAAACTTTATGGTTAAGCCCAGAAGCAAAATACGATAGAGAAAGTTATATTCGTAATTGTTTAAAGGGACGTGGTCATAATGTAATAAACTAAGGAGAAGGTATGGTAACTGTAAAACAAGAAATAGAAAGATTGTTTTTAGAATCTAAAAAGAACCCACATATTGTTGAAACTTATTTTGAATATTACTATGCTCTTTTAGATCATAGCGATTTAACTTTAGATGAGTTTTATAAGTTATATCCTCAATATGATGTTGAAAAAACAGATTCATTATATTGGAAACAATTTATGCAAAAATGGAATGAAACATGGAACGAAAGCAAGATATAGTTAATACACTTGCAAGTAACATTAAGTTCTTGCGATTTAATACTAAGGTAGAGCAACCAACTGGTAAAGTTAAGTTTATGACCCAGAAAGATTTTGCTCAAATGCTTGGTTCAATAGAACAGCAAATAAGCAAATTTGAATTGGCAAAAAATGAAATGTCTGCTAGTCAAATATTTAAAATATCTAAAATATTTGATGTAACTGTTGATAAATTATTTGATGCTGAATTAATCAAATCAGATTATAACAAAGTAATTAAAAATGACATTTATATATAACTTTGTATTTATAATTATATTGTTTTTAATATTATTAGTTATAATAAATAAGATAAACTAAAACTAAAAGGGAAGGCAAAATGGAAGAAATAAAACTATACGAAGGCAAAGAAACATTATTCTTTGACCCAATACCTCATCAATATTTTTGGAATGATGAGTTGTTACCAAGTGCAACTACAATAACTAAACTTCTAACTCCAGCAGCAGCTATAGGAAACTGGACTGCAAAAATGTGTGCAGATGAGTTTAAGAAATTAATTAAAGCTGGTGTTAGTTATGATGAGATTGAATTGATTAAGTATTACGATCAAATCAAAAAATCTGCTAATGCAAATATGTCTAGTGCTGGTTTGGTTGGTGGAGAAGTTCATAATCTTATTGAAACATATATTCATACTGGAAAAGTTGTAGAAGTTCACAACGAAGAAATGAAAAAGTCTTTTAATAAGTTTAAAGAATGGTGGGATAAGCAATCTGGTTTAGAAATTGTGTTTACTGAACGAAAAGTTCTTAGTCGTATTAACAAATTTACTGGAACACTAGATGCTTTATTTAAAAACAAATCAGGAGAATATATTATCTATGACTGGAAAACATCTTCAGGAATAAGAGATAGTTATTATGTTCAGATTTATCTTTATGCTTTAGCAATAGAAGAAGAACTTGGAATTAAAATTCCTAAAGGTGTTATTGTTAATTGCACTAAAGATGGAAAATTAAGAATTGCTGAGTTTGATATAGACTCTGACAATCACGATACAGCAATCTCGTGTTTAAAACTATATCGTTACTTAAATAAAAAGGAGAAAAAATGAACGTACAAGGAGTAGTAAAATACGTTTACGATAATAGACTTACAAAAGATGGAACACCTAATAAGTTTCCTAATTTTAAGTTTAAAGTAAACGATCAAGAAATAGTTCTTTGGAGTGCAATAAAGCCAATATTTTTAGAAAAAGGCAAAAAGGTTTCTGTTACATGCCAAGCTTCTAAAAAGAATGGTTCTTTATTTGTTCAATCAAAGGAAGATAAAAGTCCAATGATACAAGAACTACCAGCAGATAATAAACCAGATACAAGTTTTGACCCAATAGAATTAGAGTCTAAACTAAAAGAGTTTGACCCTATTGAATTAGAATCTAAACTTAGAGAGTTTAATTCTATTCCAGATCAAAATGAAACTAAAAAGTCAATTAATAAAGACGAATATATGTTCGTTATGGCTTTAGCTAAATCAGCTATTGAATCTGGTAAAATAAATGTTAATAAGGAAGAAATTGATTTGTTAATTAAGGATTTAAAGTTCTTATTTCAAATGAATTTCCATAACTAAGATTCTTATGGCGAAGGTTTTGATTCAACGATCACACTTAACCCCTTTAAGTTTTCCTTCGCCATATCCTTGCAAATTTATTATAAAAAATATATAATGACTGTAATTCGTGAGAAGCTTTTAGATTTAACTGTAAGTCTATTTGAAAGATTTGCAAATGAACAAGAAGCTTTAACTAATAAAGAAGGCACTTTAGTTGATGTTAAAATTGTAAATACAAAATTAATTTCCACTAAAGTTAAAATAGAAAATGATGGAGAAAACAAAACATCAAGTTCAGAACCTAAGAGACAGACACTATAAAGTCTCTATGAAATATTTTGAACTAAAGCATAAAATGGAAAAGGCAAAAAGACTTAAAGATGCTTTAGAAACAAAAGTAGTTTTGAAATTTGAAGAACTACTAGCTTAGGTTAGTAACACAACTATAAACTGTAAAGGAAGGTATGCACGATCTATCGCTAAAAAACCCAGACCAAATTAAACAAGAATTAGATTCTGTTTCAGAACAAATGTCAGAAGCATTATATACTTTTAGACGTTGTGAGGAATTTAAGAAAATAACTTTCAGTCAATTAACTCTTACTAAAAAATTAGAAAAGAATTGCAGTGTAAGTGAAGCTGAGAAGTGGGCTTATTCTGATAAAGATTATGCAACTATTGTTGAAGGTTTATTAGTAGCTGAAAAAAATTATTCAATTCTCAAAGGTAAATATGCTAACCTACAAAGCTGGGTTGATCTTTATAGATCATGGCTAGTTACAAATAGAGAATTAAGCAGATGAAAACAATCCAACCAAAAGGAACATTAAATGAATTGGGATATAAGGAACGAACTGAAAACTACATTGACTTTGCAGAACAAAGGTTTGAAGAATATTGTAAAAGTAAATCTTTTCATTTTAAAAAGCTTTTGTTTAATGATAATTCTGATTTTAGTTCTTCCCCTATTCCTTATTATCATAAACTTGGCATACTTAGTGCTTTACCTGATTACTTTGTTTATTCCAAAGAAACTGAACAACGTAAAAGTCAATTCTTCGTGGAAGTCAAAGCTTCCAACAAACTTAAATTAAAAGATTTAAAGAAGTATATTACATTCGCACAAATGTTCTGCGACAATAGATTTACTCAATATACAATATGCTTTGCTTTTAAAGATGGTTTAAAGTTTAAATCAGTAGATCAAATATTAAAGTTGTTGCCACAATCAAAGATTCAAACTTGGAATGATGGAATAGAATATTATCTATTGCCGATTTAGTGGACAGTATTTGAAATATCGTCATAATAATCAAACCAATCACATTCTTCTACATCAAATTCTACACCAGTAATTCTTAATTTCTTAACTTGTTTAAGTGATGATAAAAAAGAAAGTGAATTAGCAAAATTTGAAGTATCTAAAAATCTAACATGAGCAATATCTTCTCTAATATTATCTTCATTAACCTTTACAAAACTAATTGCATAGGTAATTAGATAAAACTGATTATCCATTGTCTTGGTCTTTATTAGATGGTCTATTTGCTAAAGTTCTAGCAATAGATTCGCCTGATCTTCCGACAACATAACCACCAAGACCAATTTGTAAAACAGTCCAAACATCAGTAGGCAAAATTACTTGTGAATTAACATGAAATATTAATAAAATAATTGGACTTAAAATATAATTCCAAATTAATATAGCAATTAAGACATACATTAATAATGGTCTCCAAGAACTTGCAAACCAACCAGCTTTAGATTCTGCTTCAATTATTCTTGCAGATGCTTTTAGTTCTTCTGTTCCTGATTGTATTAATTGAGTATTAAGTTCTGCTTTTAATTTAGCTGCCAAATCCTTATCAGCAATAGACTTATCCACTACGTCAAAAACTTTTGAAAGAATAGGAGTTAATGCTGATAAGATTGGTAACATATTAATCTACTGCACAAATTGAAATATCGCCAGTTGAACTTGCTGATCTGATAAATGCTATTTTATCGCCTGACTTAAATGCAAATATTTCTACCCAATTCGGTGGTATTAAAACATCTGAAGTAGTTGCTGTTGGATTAGCACCAAACTTAATATGTGCTTCACATGCTTTTGTAGCTATTCTAATTAAACCTGAACCAGTTACTATCGTTGCTGATTGAGATGATGATGTTCCAACTGTATAAACAAGTGGTGTAAAATCAGGGTCTAAACTTGTAATTATTGTATTTGCTGACATTTGTATATAAAACTCCTTTTATTTGCTTATTTAAACCGACAAATTACCCCTAAATTTTAATAAGTTAGAAGTTTTTATATCGTATCTCAATTTAAAGCCACAATGCCTTAAAATGCGTTTAAATCGGTTTTTAGACTATTTGCTACTTTTAGATGAATCTATTAGCAGTTCTATGTAGTGTTTTGCTTTTTCTAAATCAGCAATACCACCTTTGTCTTTAAACCTAAGAACATACTTTATGATATTACCTTCACAAAATCCAATATTATTTTTGATTATAAATTCAGCAGGTTGGATAACGTATTTCTTGTAATGATTTCCACCAACTTGTTTTTTAAATGACTTCATAAACTGTTCTTCCATTTGCAGTATAAGCTTTAAGATACATTTTTCTATTACCAGAAGTTTTATAAGAGCAATGAACCCAACCAGAATTGTATTCATCTGGCTTCCAAAATTCTAATATACATTGGTCAAAGTCTAAATTATTAACAATCCAATCAGATACAACTTTATTTGGTATTCCAATAACTTCAAAATCTACAGCTTGACCAAGAGTATGTTGAGATGTTGGTTTGCTTCCAATAGCTTGGCATAAAGCAGGAGAACGATAACCAGAAGTAATTTTAACTGGCTTGTCAAAATATGATCTTACTTCTTCTAAAATATGTTGAGTTACTAATTGTAAATTTTTAAGAATTTCATCTGTAGGAGTATTGTCTATTCCAAGTCTAATTGCTGTGTCTGAATAAGTAAGTTCTTTGATTGAAAAATGATCTGACATTAAATGTAGATATTGTTATCCCAATCTCCATTACGTTTTAAATACATTGGTGTTAAATGTGGCATACCATTTGTAATTAAACCACAAGATAAAATAGGTTTTTTTAAATTAAGTCTCATGTACTTCATAGACAAAGCTTCTTTATCAATCATGCAACCAACAGTCATTCCAAAGTTTAAATGGAAGTCGTTACCATGAAATCTTACTTCTGAAATTGTATGATAATGACCCTGAACAACTGATACTGCAAATTGAGCAACAGCTTTAGAAACATCAGGAGAGAATTGGTGTCCAAAAAGTATTCTACCCTTATCTGTATCTATAAAATGTTTTTCTTTCCACTCCCAACCCTTTCCAACTTCTAAAATCTGATTATAAGATTTAATAAAAGATTTAGTCATTCCTTTTGCCATAGCACGTCTTAAAACCATAGAACCATGATTTGATTCTAGCAAAGTCATTTGTGGAAATAGTTTATGTAGTTTTTGAATATCTTTTTTACCAAGTTCTAATTCATCTTTTGGAGATGGTAGATCAGGGTCAATAGTGTGTGATACATTTATAGAATGAAAATCCATTTCATCACCAATGTTTACAATAGTATCTGGTTTATATTTTGCTTTTAATTTCGTTAAGAATCCATGCCAGTCTTTATGAGCAAATGGAAAGTGTAAATCTGATATGACTAAGATTCTTTTATTCATATTATTTCTTGTTAGTTGTATTCGGTTTATTCGTCAAGCATTTACAATTATGCAATAAACAACAGCTTCCAATCCATAGTTTAAAGATACACACTATTTCATATCCTTAATTTGATCTCTTAAATAATCTACTTCTTTTGTAAGCAACTCAATAGTTGTTTGTTGTTTAGCAACCCAGAAAGTAACACCAATAACTTGTGCTAATATAAATCCAAAATAGATGATTAGCATTTTTGGAGAGAAGTAACCTTTAATTTCTTTTAGGTTCTTTTTGATGTAAGCGATTTCGTCTGAATGATCTAAAACAACTTTATGTAGATTTTCAATTACTCTGTAGGTAACTCGTCCAATGTCCATAGGCAATAATGTTTGAGGGTTATGCCTTCCGTTTGTCTTATATCTAAAGACTTGGACTAAATAAAGTTATTTATTATAAAATTTATTTACTGTGTCTAAGTAGTTGTTCCAAAATGATTTTACATCTTGAACGTAATCATTTGCGAATTTAGACCAATAAGATTTACTATCTGAATAGTTCAGCATATCATTCTCCTTTGTGTAAAAGTTATGTTCTTCGTTTGTGTAAACCATTTATCTTATATGGTGTGTAACTTTATAATTGCAATACTACTTAATGTTTAAATGTAATTTGATAGTTTCAATTATGCTATTGATGTATGCTTCATGTTTCCAACCAAGAAGTAAACCAATTACTAATCCTGAAATAAATAATATCATATAATTATATTAACAGTTATCAACGAGCAGTACAAGGTATTCCCTTAGAACTTACAAAAGGATTTTCAGCAAATGCCATGTAAATATATGATTGACCATTTCCATTTGTAAGATTTTGAGAAGTATTATCTTTTAATACAAATCCATTAGAAACAAAATCAATTAAATGATTTGTTGTATTATAATCTTCTGCGTTAGCTGCATTTGCAAATAAATTTCTATCTAAAGGGTTAATAGTATTTCTTTTGTTGTCTTTGATACACCACTGTTCTGTTGTGCTAGTTATTTTTACCATAACATAAGCAGGTTTAAACCCAGTATATACAAAATTATTGAGAGAATTATTACCAATATAAGAACCAAATTTACTATATCCTTTTACTTCAGCAAAGCAATAAGCAATAAACTTATTCCCATTTGTATTAACAACTCCATCAGTACCTATGGTAAATACACTTGATGTTGGAGAAGTATTGTTCCAAAAATTTGTTGTTGTTGTTGCTGCGTCAGTTCTATTTAAGCTTATATCTTTAGTATTACCAAGTAATGCGTGATAAACTTTCCAGTTCCAACCACCAGCACCTTGATCTCTATTTTTAATAATAAGCATTTTTGGTGCAACTCCTAAACCATGTCCAACAGTAGCTACACTTCCAGTTCCAGTATAACTTACAATACTAAATCCACTTGTTTGATTAACACAAACTGTTGATGTAATAGAACCAGAAGTATTTGATACAGTTGTATTTGAACCAAGCCAGTTCCATGTAACGTATGTTTGTCCAGTTGAGTTATTTATGCTTCCAGTAGTAAATCCATCAGTATCAAAAGATGAAACACCAGCTTGTGATGCTTCTGCAGCTGTGTCATTAGATATTAAAGCAAGAGATGTTCCTCTTACTGCGTCAAACATTCTTGAATTACCAGCAGATGATCTTTGAAAGTTCCAAACCCAATCAGGTTTAAATCCTACTCCAGTAATGGATTGTGTTCCACTGTTACCAGAGAATAGAACTGTATTAAAATATTTATTTGGTTTATCTATATTTGAAAATGCCATAAGTTATCCGAAGTTAGCTAAATTTTTAGTACACAATGCGTAATATCCACTTGGTACTGCGTATGAAAAGTTACCATATCCAGCACCATCAGTATAACCATTTGCAGTATATGGTGGGTTGCCGAAGTTACATTGTACTGTAACAGTATGTGTTGAACC